AGCAACGTGGTGGAGTTCCTGCAAAATCAGGTAGAAGAGATTGAAGCCGCCAGGTACACCGTGTGTTCCAAGGCCGACACGCCGCTACAAAATTTGATCGACGGTATCGTGGAGTTGTACTTGTCCACGCTGTACAAACTACGTTTTCTGTCTTGAGGTGACCTATGCCTACTGCGTCATACGTTAAATACACCGCCGCCATTGAGCCTTTGCTTGAAGGCATCAACGCCGGTTCTGATGCGTGGAAGGTAGCATTGGCCGCTACGGTCAACGTCGCGGACACCACCTTCACGCCAGGCACCACCGATTTGGCGACTGCCAACGGTTACACGGCTGGCGGTAACGCAGCGACCGTGACTAGCGCCACGCAGTCAGCCGGTACTTACAAACTGGTGCTGGCAAGCCCTGCTACTTGGACCGCCACAGGCGCCGGGTTCACATTCCGATATGCGATTCTCTGGGATTCGACGACTAGTACGCCAGTGGCCTATTGGGATTATGGGTCTAGCCAAGCGGTCGCAGCGGGCGAAACGGTAACGGTGACGCTGGACGGCACCAACGGTGTGTTTCAAGCGACCTAACGCTGGGGTATTTAATGGACGTTTTTCTTATTAAAGACGGCAAAGTCGAAAACATCGTTGTGGTTAACTCAATGGAAGATGCCAAACGATATTTCCCAGAATTTACTTCTGCCGAACGCGACGACTCTAATAAGCATGTAAATCCCAGCGATGATTGGAATGAACCAGCATGATTAACTTAGCGTCCACCGACAAAATCGAAATCCTTACTAGCGCGGCGGGGGACATTGAGTGTCACGCATCATATGTTGATATTGTCACGGCTACGGGGGTTATCACTCCCGGTCGTGTGATTCTTGCGTCTATTGTTACGGCTGCTACCACTGATTTTGTCACGGCTCCGGCAGCGGGCACGATCAGAAATGTTAAGTTCATCAGCATCCACAACAACAGCGGCAGTGTGACCAACCTTGTCACTGTTCGGTTGACAGATGGAGCTAACATCTCAGACCTCATTAATGCGACGTTACTCCCTAACGAAACCACCAACTTCACCGAAGGGGCGGGGTGGGAACGCATGAACTCTTCCGGCGTCCCTGTGCTTTCATCTTCCAGCAGTACGGTGGATGTTCAGACATTTTCAGCCACCGGCACTTGGACTAAACCGACTACGTTTACGCCCCGTGTGGTTGAAGTACGGATTTGGGGGGCTGGCGGTGGCGGCGGCGCGGGTGCTTCTCTGGCTACGGCGGTTGTAGCTAAAGGCGGTGGTGGTGGCGGTGGGGGGATGAGCAAGTGGATTACCTATCTTGCCACTGACTTACCTTCATCTTTAACCGTAACGATTGGGGCTGTTGGTGCAGCGGGGACTCCCGGCGCGGCAGGCGCAGCGGGCGGTAACGGTGGTATTGGTGGTAACACCACGTTCAGCACCTTTTTGACTGCATTTGGCGGCGGGGGAGGGGCTGGCGGGGCAATCAGCGCCGCAGTTACAGGTGGTGGCGGTGGCGGTGGCGCGGGCGGTGCGGGCGGTACGGGGAGTACTTCTGGCGGCACTGGCGGCATTCCAACCGCTGCGACTAACGGCGCGGGCGGGCAGGGGGTAACAGGGACTGTTGCCGTTGCGACTACCGCAAACGCCGAATGGGGCGGGGCAGGCGGTGCGGGTATTGCTGCTACTCCGGTAGCGAGTTCGCTTGGCGGGTCTTCTCTATACGGCGGCGGCGGTGGCGGTGCTGGTGGGTCTCACAGCGCAACTCCTACGACAGTGGCTGGTGGGGCTGGCGGCGCTTCTAACTCTTACACGGTTGGCGGCGGCGGCGCGGTGGGTGCTGATGGAGCTACACCTACGGCAGGTTCTGTTGGCGCGGCGGCGACTAGTCTGGCCGGGGGCTCTGGCGGTGGCGGTGGGGGCACAACGGTGACGGCATCAACGGCTGGTGCTGCTGGCGGCAACGGCGGTCTTGGTGGCGGAGGCGGAGGTGGTGGCGGTTGCGGCATGAACCCCGGCTTAGGTGGTGCTGGCGGTGCTGGCGGCTTGGGTTACGCTATAGTCATTACTTGGTAGCACCGCGATGGCTCGCGTAGGCTTTTTCGACGCCACATTAAACCCCAAAGGGTGGTTTGATGAAACTCAAGTAGTTGAGGGTTGGTTCGACGAAGTTGCGATTAACAACGCTACTACAGCCACCAACTATTCAATTTCGGCGCTTAACGGCTCATATAGCGTAGCCGGTCAAACGGCTACCTTACTTCGCACCAAGCTATTACTACCATCCAACGGTTTCTACGGCGTAATAGGCCAAACCGCGACGCTATCCCGAAACCGCGCGCTAACGCCAACTAACGGCACATACAGCCTAACAGGTCAAACGGCTACGTTAGTCAAAGGGCGCGTACTGACCCCGACTAACGGCACTTACAGCCTGGCGGGTCAAACAGCAACGCTGTTGAAATCCAAATTGCTGCTGCCGACTAATGGCACCTATAGCCTTAACGGGCAAACGATTACGATTGCCAAAGGACGAGTGCTGGCCGCCAATAACGGCAGTTATTCGCTTACGGGTCAAACTGCGACTTTGATATACTCGCCAAGCGTCGGGTATGTTATAACCGCGCTAAATGGTAACTATGCAGTGACCGGCCAGTTCGCTGCGGTAACTTGGTCTGGTGCGGGTCCAACAACAGGGCCACAACAGTATTTCATCGAAATCCGGTCATTCACCGAGCGAAGGAGTTTTAACTAATGGCACTCACACTTAAAGCGGTTACCACCCGACTGGGGTATCAGCAGATTACGACGCTTACCGCTTCTACTGCGTTGACAGTCCCTACCCGTGACCTTAACGGCCTTAGCTGCAAACCCACCATTGCGCTTATCACCCCCGAAACGCAGGCCGTGCGCTGGCGCGATGATGATGTGGCACCTACTGCGTCGGTCGGTATGCCGTTGGCCGCTGGCGTCACTCTTCAGTACGATGGCGACCTGACCAAAATTCGATTCATTGAGCAGTCGGCTAGCGCTAAGCTCAACATCACCTATTACGCTTGAGGTAGTCATGGAAATCAGCAACGACACATCACAGGGCGTCGATTACCTGTACTACTTCACCACGCAGCTTCCGCAAGACCTGGCGCGTTTAGCCGCTCTTCGCGAAGAACTGCAAGTGCGCCAGGGCGCCATGTCGGCGGTGGAAGACGCCACCCGGATGCGTGACGAAGCGGCTCAGATTTTGGCCAGCGCCAAAGAAGAAGGCGATGCGCTAAAGGCAGATACCAAGGCCAAGAACGCCGATGCTGCGGCTAAAAAGAAAGCGCAGGACGCCCGTGAAGATGCGCTGACCCAGCGCGAAAATGAGTTTGCATCAGCTTGCGACGCCCGTGAAGCCGATTTGTCGGCTCGCAAAACGCAAGCCGACCGAGCGGAAGAAATTATTGCCTCTCGCCAGTCCGTTTTGGACGCTCGCGAGGCGCAGTTAGCGAACGATGTGGCTGCGCTTGACGCGCGGGTCAAAGCGTTCCAAGATAAGGTTGCGGCGCTAAGCGCCTAACCGTACCGGCGAGGTTCACCGGGGGCTTTTTAGGAGCCAGTGATGAGTGATGAGGATTTATTAGCGGAAGTACCCGCGCCGGAACAGGTAGCGACGGCAGCACCTGAGCCCGATGTTTCAGCGCCGGAAGTTGAAGAGCAGGCAGAAGCACCCAAGACCTTCACACAAGAAGAGCTTGATGCGATTGTCAGCAAACGGCTTGCAAGAGAGCAGCGTAAGTGGGAGAGAACTCAGCAGCAGAAAGCGCCGGTTCAGCCGGCAGAACTGCCGCCGGCTGACCAGTTTGAAAGCGTAGAGGCGTATGCCGAAGCGTTGGCTTCGCGTAAAGCAGAGCAACTGATTCAGCAGCGGACGGCTCAGCAGCAGCAGACTGAGGTTCTTGAGGCTTATCACGACCGCGAGGAAGAAGCGCGGGGCAAGTACGATGACTTTGAACAGGTTGCGTACAACCCGAATCTTCCGATTACGAACGTGATGGCTGAGACGATTCATTCTTCGGACATTGGACCTGACCTGGCGTATTACCTTGGGTCTAATCCGAAAGAAGCGGATCGTATTTCCCGGCTATCGCCGTATTTGCAGGCCAAAGAAATTGGTCGGCTGGAGGCCAAATTGGTCGCCGAGCCGATAACAAAACGGGTATCTAACGCGCCTGAGCCGATTCAACCGGGCAAACCGCGTGGTGCTACGGCACCGAGTTTTGATACCACTGACCCGCGCTCGATTAAGAGCATGACGACCAGTCAGTGGATTGAAGCCGAGCGGCAACGCCAGATTAAGAAGCTGGAAGCGCAAAAATTTCGCTAATAGGAGCCCATAATGGCTAACTCATTGCTTACGATTGATATGATCACTCGGAAGGCTCTCGAAATTCTCGAGAACAACCTTGTGCTTTCTCGCAACGTGAACCGTCAATACGACGATTCCTTTGCCGTCGAGGGCGCCAAAATTGGCTCAACCCTCCGCATCCGTCTGCCTGACCGCGCGCTTGTCACCGATGGCGCCGCCCTCCAAGTGCAGGATGACAACGAACAGTTCACCACCCTCGCGGTTGCTTCGCAGAAGCACATCGGCGTCAACTTCACCTCCGCTGAACTTACCATGCAGCTGGATGATTTTGCCGAACGTGTGCTGAAACCTCGCGTCAGCCAGCTGGCCGCTTCTGTTGATGCCGACGTCGCCAACGTCTACAAAAACATCTTCCAGTCGGTCGGCACCCCCGGCACCACCCCAGCGACTTCGCTGGTGCTGTTGCAGGCCAACCAGAAGCTGAATGAATCTGCTGCCGGTATGTCGCCGCGCTACGCCACCGTCAACCCGGCGGCTAACGCTGGTCTGGTCGAAGGCATGAAAGGCTTGTTCAACCCCACCGGCACCATCAGCCGCCAGTTTAAGAACGGCATGATGGGTGAAGGCATTCTGGGTCTGGACGAAATCAACATGTCCCAGTCCATCGCGACTCACACCACTGGCTCGCGGTCCACGACCGACACCATTCTGGTGAACGGCGCGGTTAGCACCCAAGGCGCTACCACCATCAATCTTGATGGCGGCACCGCTTCGGCCACGATTGCTGTTGGTGACGTGTTTACTATCGCGAACGTGTTTGCGGTCAACCCGCAGACCCGTCAGTCCACGGGCTCGCTTCAGCAGTTTACTGTGACCTCGCTGGCTACTGCGTCTTCGGGCGCTTGGACGAACGTGGCGATTTCGCCGGCCATCTACACCAGCGCGAACGCACTGGCGACGGTGGATTCGTTCCCCGCCGACAACGCGGCGGTTACCTTTATTGGTACGGCGTCCACCCAGTACCCGCAGAACCTTGTGTACCACAAGGATGCCATCACGCTGGCAACCGCCGACCTCTTGCTGCCGCAGGGTGTGGACATGGCTAGCCGCCAGGTTCACAACGGCATCAGCCTGCGCGTGGTTCGTCAGTACGACATCAACAACGACCGTATGCCTTGCCGTATCGACGTGTTGTATGGTTTTGCGACCATTCGCCCGCCGATGGCTTGCCGCATCTGGGGTTAAGGAGAAAATATCATGGCATTTCCTACTTCTGGTGGCGGCTATCAGTTTACTGACGGCAACCTTAACGAACCGAAAATTGGCGTTCAGCCGGACCCGGCGGTTGTTACCGCTGCGGCTACGTTGACGGCTGCTCAGGTTCTGACTGGTCTGTTGATTGTCAGCACCGCTGCGACTACGACCAACCAAGCCTACACGCTCCCGACCGTGGCTTCGCTTGAAGCTGCGTTGGTGAACCCGAAGCTCAACAGCACGATTGAGTTTGTCGTGATTAACCTCGGCACCTCATCCGGCACTGCTACTATGACCACCAACACGGGTTGGACGGTTGCGGCTACGCTGGGTGCGGTTGCGGTCGCGGTTACTGCGTCGGGGCGCTTTTTGGGGCGCAAGACCGGCGACGGCGCTTGGACGCTGTACCGAATCGCCTAAAAAGCGAATAGGGACGGGGTGGGTAACCACCCCGTTTTCTTTATGCACATCTACCTCAGACACCCTAAACACGGCACCAAAGTCGCTATCGCGGAAGCGGAAGCGGAGGCGGATGAATGCAATGGTTGGGTGCGATATACTCCCGGTGAACCGGACGCTCCGGTCAACGAATTAGAGGCTAAGCGCCGACGACGCCCCGCCGCATAGGAGGCCAACATGTCCACAACGGCAGGCGAGCAAATCAACGCCGCGCTACGGTTAATCGGCCAGCTTGCGGAAGGCGAAACGCCGTCCCCAGCCACTTCTCAAGACTCACTCGCCGCGCTCAATCAGATGATTGATTCGTGGAACACCGAGCGGCTCAGCGTCTTTTCAACGCAAGACCAAGTGTTCACTTGGCCGCCCAATACCATCAGCCGCACGCTGGGGCCGACTGGCGACTTTGTAGGCAACCGGCCCATCCAGCTTGATGACTCAACGTACATGCGCGACGCCACTACGGGTGTTTCGTTGGGCATCAAAATGATTAACCAGCAGCAGTACGACGGCATTGCGGTCAAGACGGTAACCAGCACCTACCCGCAAATCGTCTGGATTAACATGACGTACCCCGACATTGAGATGTACGTCTACCCCGTGCCGACACGGGCGCTGGAGTGGCATTTCATTTCAGTGGAAGAACTGACCCGCCCCGCTGACTTGACGACAACGCTGGCGTTCCCACCAGGCTACTTGCGGGCGTTCAAATACAATCTGGCGTGCGAACTGGCGCCAGAGTTTGGCGTTGAGCCGTCGCCCACTGTGTCGCGCATCGCTATGACCAGCAAACGCAACCTCAAACGTATCAACAACCCCGGCGACATCATGGGGCTGCCGTACAGCATCGTTGGCACTCGCCAGCGTTTCAACGTGTTTGCCGGTAACTATTGATGAAAACGCCGATTCTGGGG